TAGCTTTCATAAATTTTTGGATAATACGGATTTTCATTTGAAAGACTATTTTTAAATTTAATCTTCCACTTTGCGGGATAGCTTAATAGATAACCTTGGCCTGCTGTGTCAGCGTACATTAGCTCACGGAAAAAGTTTTGAATCTTTTTAATATCAGCAGATTCAGATTGATTATCTGGAACTAATTTAAAGTTAAATACAAAAGAACGAATATTCATATTTTGAAAAGCAGTAGTAGTATTTGGATTAATCGCAATAGCTTTTGACTGCTGGTAAATATCAGAAACTTTATCTGCACCAGGAACCATCGCTGCATTTTGAATCATTTTACCAGCCATAATAGTTCTTAAATCAGCGTTACTATTAGCAGCACTAGTTGCACTATCCAACACGCTTTGAATAGCATCTTGGTTTATCCCGCCAGAAATGCCGGCAGCAATATCAGCTCCAAGTGGACCCATGTCAAATGTAGAGTAGCCAGCACCGTCTGCAAAAGAAACTCCTGGTGGCATATACAAAGCGCAATGGCCAATGGATCCGCCATTTTTATCGTAAGCAGTAAAAGTTACATAGCCAGCTCCGGTGGTGTATAAATTGCTTGGAAATACTAATGGTGCTTTAAATGCCATTCTAGCCTCAGGTATAAATATTGTTAAGAGTAGTTATGATTATTTATAAGGCAAAATGGCAAAGACTTACAAAGGCAAATACACAATTAAAAAGCCTAAGAAGTATATGGGTGATGCAACTAAAGTAACTTATAGATCTCTTTGGGAACGACAAGCTTTTAAATGGTGTGAAGAACGTGATGACGTAATTGGTTGGTCATCCGAAGAAGTTGTAGTGCCTTATGTGTGTCCTACTGATAAAAGAGCTCATCGATATTTCATTGACCTCAAAATAAAATTCTCAAATGGTAGAACTGTTTTAGTTGAGATCAAACCAAAAAAGCAAACTGTCCCTCCTCAAAAACCACAGCGTCAAACTAAAAAGTATATAACAGAGGTAATGACCTATGTTAAAAACGAAGCAAAATGGAAAGCTGCAACTAAATACGCAAAAGATCGTGGTTATCATTTCGAAATCTGGACTGAAGATACTCTTCGCCAATTAGGTATGAAACTACTTACTGGATAATATAAATAGTATTATCAAACTAAGAAGTAGGAATTATGGCAGAATCGTTTTTCACAAACCTAGCAGCAAAAGCTTTTCGTGCTGGTGTAACACCTCGCACCGATCAGTCACGCCAGTGGTTTCGTAATGAAGTGAAAAATATAAAGGTGAATAGAAGATCACTGCTTAAAGATCCATCTCTCGAGAAAAGAAATAAAGCTCGAATTGGATCTATGTACATGTACTTCTATGATCCAAAACATAGAGAAACATTACCATATTACGATGCGTTCCCATTGACAATTATGGTTGAGCCAGTAAAAGGTGGTTTTTATGGATTGAATCTCCACTATCTTCCATTAGCTATGAGAGCTCGCTTATTTGATTCTTTAGTTGATTTAACTAATAATAAAAAGTACGATGAGTCAACTAGATTTAAATTGAGATATGACTTATTAAAATCAGCATCTAAATTAAGACTTTTCAAACCATGTTTTAAGCATTATCTTTATTCTCAAATCGAAGGTCGTGTTGCTATGGTTGAAGCTCCCGTATGGGAAATGGCTTTATTTCTACCAACAGAGCAATTTAGAAAATCTACAAAGACTGCTGTCTGGAAAGATTCCAGAGAAGCGATAAGAGGATAAACCATGCCATTTCAAAATCCAATTGATGATATGAAAGCCATTGTTGGCAATCAGGGCGGATTTGCTCGAACCAACTTCTTTGCAGTAACATTTAATGGACCTTCCTCTATCAGCCCAGATCCTGTTATTGTAAATGCTCTTTGTGAATCAGCTCAATTGCCAGGTCGTTCAATTTCTACATTTGAACATGGAATGACTAAGCACGCAATTAAACGTCCATACGGATATATTAATGATGACGTCACATTAACTTTTTATGTGACAAACGATTTTTATATTAAGAAACTTTGGGAAGCTTGGTTAAACACTGTAGTTAATGATGTAAATGATAAGATTGGTTATAGAGATGACTACGCTCAAGATGTAGTTATTTCGGTGTTGAACTTAAATCATAATGAAATCCATCAAGTTACTTTGACAAAAGCTTACCCAATTACTATTAATGCTATTGAATTAAATAACGGTTCTGAAAATGAGCTTATGCGCTTAACAGTAACATTAACATATGAAGACTATACAACCAAATCAAATAACTTTGAAACAATATCATCAATTCCAGATTTTAACTCAGCATTAACCATTCCGGCTGGTGGTATTTCTTCATTGCCATTTAGCCCATTTGGAGATATTTCAAACCAATTGAATTTCAATTCTCTCGATGATTTGAAAGATGCCCTACAGGGTTCATTAAATGGTGCATTAGATTCTATTCAAAATAATATTACAGGATCTATTAGAGAAGTTATTACATCAGTAACAAGACCAATTACATCAGCAATCAATACTGTTACTAATTCAATTACTGGTGGATTCAATCAGATTGTTGGTACAATATCTGGCGGTGTAAATGGAATAATAAATAATGTTACAGGTAGTATTACAGGTGCGATTGGTGGGATACTAAATGCTCCTGCAGCACAAATCGGTGGTACTATTTCTAGTGGAATTAGTAGTGTGACTAACAGAATTTCGTCCGGTATACGCGGACTCTTTGGATAATATAATAGGAGTATATAATGGCTTTACCTAGAATTGATTCACCAAAATACGAGCTTAGGATTCCTAGCTCTGGTGACACAGTGGAATATAGACCATACCTCGTTAAAGAAGAAAAACTTTTAATGATGGCTATGGAAACAAAAGATCAACAGCAAATGATTCGTGCTTTACGAGATGTTATTGCTGGTTGTACTGAAGGCAAGATCCAAGCAAATGATCTTGCAATGTTTGATTTAGAATACGTCTTTCTTAAGATTCGTGGAAAATCAGTGGGTGAAACCACAAGGGTTAATTTGAAATGCAAATCGTGTGACCATAAAAATGAAGTAGAAATTAATCTTGACGAAGTTGAAGTACAAGGCGAAGTAAAGAAAAACGAAAAGGTTGCTTTAACTGATAGTGTTGGTGTTGTACTTAGATACCCAACAGTAAAAGGAATTCAAAAGCAACTTGGTAAACAGGGTGGAGATCAAAGCGAAGTAACTATGGCTGCAGTAGCAAGTGCTATTGAATCTATTTACGATGCTGAAAATGTTTATCCAACTGAAGATGAAAAAGCTGAAGATGTAATTAGCTTTCTTGATTCATTAACATCATCTCAATTTAAGAAGATTTCTGAATACTTTGAGGATATGCCAAGACTGAAACATGAGGTAAATTTTAATTGTAAAAGTTGTAAAGAAGAAAATAGTCAGACCTTGGAGGGTCTAACGAATTTTTTCTAGTGGCTCTCTCACATGACTCATTAGAGAATTATTATAAGACTAATTTTGCTTTAATGCAACACCACAAATATTCTCTAACGGAGCTTGACTCAATGATACCGTGGGAGAGAGAAATTTACGTTATGTTACTTAATCAGTTTATTGAAGAAGAAAATGAAAGAATAAAACAACGTAATAAGCGTGGATAACTAATATGGCAGAAGATCTAGGTCGCTCATTAGAGCAATTGACCGCTACAATTCAAGAGCAAAATAAAGAGTTAAAACAAAAAGACTCTTTAAATGACCTCGATAAAAGTATTACTGCTTTAGAAAAAAGCGGTACGGAAAACTCTGCCAAATTGAGGGAAACCTTAACGCAAGTTCAAATATCTCTTGATAGTGCGTCTAATGAAGAGCAAATGGAATTAGCTCGAGAACAATTAGACGCACTTCAAGGATTAGCGGGAACTGAAGAAGAAAATCGAGAAAATGCTAGACGCCAAGAAGAAGCAAATGAATTTTTGTCTCAACTTGTATCTGGTATTGATGGATTAGCAGATGCTTATGATAAACAATTAGATGCTATGAAACCTTCTGGTGGATTAATAGCTGGTCTTGGCGCTGCAGCATTATTGTTTATGGATCCTGAAACATTATTTGCTGGTGTTAGATCTGCAATTGATGGTGTATTTGCTATTGTTGATTCTATTAAAATGTTTTTAGATGGAGACTTTAGCGAAGGATTTGCTTTGCTTGGAGATAATATTGGAGCTGTTAGTGCTATTATTGGTACTGTTGCTTTACTATTTGGTGGAACAATTATTCGTACAATTGGATCTATGTTAAAAGCCTTTAGAGGTCTTACAAAAGTAATTGGAAGGCTATTCTTACCATTTACTATTATTACTGGACTTATTTCTTTCGTAACTGGATTTGTAGAAGGCTATGAAGAAGGTGGAATACTTGGAGGAATAGAGGGCGGGTTAAAGTCTGCATTTGATACATTAGTTGCTTGGCCATTAGATCTCATAAAAGACGCCGTAGCATTTGTATTAGGTAAACTTGGATTTGAAGATGCCAAAGCAACATTAGAAGCATTCTCATTCTCAGAACAGATCGATAAAATATTTACAGCAATTTTTGATGTAGTTGAAAAGGCTGTTGCTTGGGTAAAAGGATTATTCACAGATCCAGTTGCAGCGTTACAACAAGCATGGAATGGCTTAGTTGGAGATGGCGGACTAATTGATATAATCTATTCTCCAATTGATAAAGCAATTGCTTGGATCCAAGGTCTGTTTGGCTGGGGAAATCCTGAAGAACCATTTAAACTTTCAACACTAGTCAAAGATGCTTTCACTTCTGCAAAAGATTGGATTGTAGGTCTATTCACATGGGGATCAGAAGCTGGTACTGGTGAAGATGGATCTTGGTCGCTATCAACATTTGTAACTAATGCATTTAATGATGTAAAGACTTGGTTTACAGGTCTTTTCTCTTGGGCATCTGAAGGATTATCTGATGGATGGACTAACCTTACAGATTTTGTAAAAGGTAAGTGGACCTCTGTCAAAACATGGTTTACTGGCTTGTTTACTTGGGCTGCTGAAGCAAGCCAAGAGAATTTCATATTAGACTTATTCAATTCTACTATTGAGAAAGTCAAAACATTCTTTACAGATCTATTTGATTTCCTACCATCGTTTGCTGAAATAAAAGCTTCGTTGCTTTCAATTCTTCCAGACTTTATGAAGCCAGAATCAATAGAAGAAGCGCGCAGCGGGATTGAAGAGCAAATCGCAAATGAGCAAGCTAGAATTCAAAGATCTGAATCTGGTGAAAATGAGTATTATGGCAGCGAAGAATCTGGAAGAGAAGATTCAATAGCAGAAATAGAAAAATTACAAGCTCAATTGGCAGAACTTCCACAGGCAAATAAGGGTGGCTTTATGAAAGCTCCTGAGTCTGGTGGATTGGCTATGTTGCACGGTGCGGAAATTGTAGCACCACTTGATTCTCCACAAGGTAAGGTACTAATGGCAATCAATGATCTTATGAATGCTAAGTCTGCTGCTGGTGCTGGTGAATATGGTGGAATGGGTGGACCAATGATTGTTCAAGGTGGAAGTAATTCTTCGAGTAATAATACCAATAACGTATCTACTTCAAGTTATACTATCCAACAGGGTATTACACCAGATGATTTCCTCAAACGAGACTTTGTAAAC